GATCAAAAGATTATAAGGTAGTTGGAGTACCTACAAGCCACGTGAGAGAGTATAGGTCTTTAAAAGATCTTGAAGCTCATTGGGTAAGTACAACGCTCAACTTCTTTTCTCATTATAAAGACTTAGAAGATAAGATCGTAGAAATAGATGGATGGTTGTCAAAATCTCAAACTAAAAAAATAATCACCGATGCCCACAAAAGACATAATGCCAAAACCAATTAACAATGTCTTTGACATTATTAACAATATTGCTTTTGATAGTAATCCTGTTGATATCAATATTGCCGACCGTAATTTATATTCTCCGTATATTACGAACAGGTATCTTACTTTTGTTAACTCTAAAACTGCTCATTTGGTTAACGACACCGTCAACAAATATGGGCTTGTATATAATCCTTTAGAGCATTATAAGTTTTTATTTCATTTAATACCTAAAACTAAGCGTAAGTTTATACGTTATGCAAAGAAGAAAAAAAAATCAGAAAACAATTTTGAAAGAATTTCAAAAAAATATAATTTATCATCAAGAGAGATACGATTGTATTCGGAACAATTTGATGTAAATATTCCAAAGTATGAATAGTAAGCAACAAAAAGCATATGACGCGCAGTTAGATAAAATGAATTTAACTGAGAGCCAGCGTGACGGGTTTGACCATTCAGCTAAACGTAGCTTAATTGATTTTGATACATATCAGAACACCGATAGTTTTAGTCTACATGGTTATAGTTTAAGTCAGGTTATGGATGATATTGTTTTAGCGCAATACGTTGACCTAACCGAAGACGGTACCGCTGTAAAACGTGGTGAGATTTATATTCCTTTGTCACAGGTTCAAAAGACATGGAGAATGGCTCGAGTTATTTTATCTGGACCTATGTGTAAATTTGCTAAACCTGGCGATATTGTTTGCTTCCCAGACGATAAAGGAATTAAGGTGGATAACTTAACAGTAACAGGTTATGATTTACCTCTAAGGAATTGTTTGTTTTTAAACGAGCAACGCTTTTTCGGTATATGTGATGAACTAAAAGAAGATGATAATAGGGCTGAGTAATTTAAAATCAATCTTACTCGACAAAGTATGCGAGGTTAAGTTTACTAGAAGAAATATTAAACCTGGTCGGCCTACTAGTCGTCGCATGTTATGTACTAACAATGTACAGCTTTTAAACTCTATCGAAGGTCGTACTGTATTAAATTATGCACCACCAGTTAGAGCACCGAAGTATAATCCTAATCAAGAAAATTTAATTATTACATGGGATATATTGATGCAAGATTTTCGTACCATAAATTGCGATACAGTCGACTTAGTGAGCACATTAGATGCAGACCAAACCTTCTGGAGTTATTTAAATGAAAAAATTGCTCCAATGACTGCAGATGAAAAAACTAACTTTATGAATACATGACATACGACATAGTTGAAAACACATTAAAATCTCTATTACAATCCAATATAAAAGTTATCTCTAAAAAAAGACAATTGGGATTTGGTGTTGTTCAATTATTTGAAATAAAAGATTTTAATATTAAACTAATTTTCAACACAGGCAAGAAACTAGAAATATTGTACCCATATAATATTTTTAAAGAGAATGGTATCCTTTATTTTGATTATAGGTTAGTTCACATTCATCAAGATGATGTCGTATGGCGACCTGCATGCAACAGACTGATTACTAATCAACGCAACAAGTATAATGACTTGCTTCTCTCTATAGAACAGGTATAATATGTTTTATGGGTTTAAAAAATTTCCCCAAGGGCTTCAAACCATCTTCTAATCAGCAATACGCTATACCTAATATTGTTAATGCGTTTAAAGAGCATAAGTTTGTAGTTATTCAAGGCCCAACAGGCTGTGGTAAAAGTTTTATTGCAAAAACTATTGCTAACAGTCTTAATAAACCTCCAGCTCGAATTACAAAATTAATTAATAATTATACAGCGTTTGAAACTACATGGGAAAATAACCGCCGTGTGTATGAATATGCTGATGATTTTAATAATGGTAAGCGGTATGGTACATCTATATTAACTACCACAAAAGCTCTACAAGATCAGTATACGAGAGATTTTGAGGATATTAAACCATTAAAAGGTAAGAGTAGCTATACCTGTAATATTGACGATAGAAGTACAGCTGATAATGCGCCGTGTGCTTTTAGCTCAAAACTAAAAAAAGAGTGTTGGGATTGTAATCGGTGTGATTATTACGAGTCAAGAAACAAATCTATATCTGCTAAAATTAGTGTTGAAAATTATTCAAGTTTTTTTCATAAACCAGATCACTTAAAAAATAGACAATTAATAGTATGTGATGAGGCATCCGAATTGGAGAACGTTGTTGTAAGCAGGTTTAGTTGTAGTATTGAGTGTGGTAAGTTAAACAAATACAAACTACATCTCGCATATAGCGATAACCGTAAACGCTTTTATAATAACTTATGTACATTGTTTTCTAACTTAGAGCATAGATATGTTGAGTTATTGCGAATGCTTGAGAAGCATCAGGATACAATTAGCGACGAAAGAAAAAAAGAATTTAAATTTATTACTGACCTTAAAGGGGATTTAAGCTTAGTAATAGAAACGTGGAACCAATCAGAATATATTATACATTCAGTTTATGAGCGTAATAAAAAATACATTAAACTTATACCTAAGAAGATTGATAATTTAGTACAGCATTTGTTTAAGTATGCTGATAAAGTTTTATTAATGTCTGCTACATTTGTGGATTATAAAAGATTTATGCGCTCCTTAGGTGTTGATGAACAAGACTATAAGTATATTGATTTACCTTCTACCTTCGATGCAAAGAAATCTCCTATATTGTTTGGTAACTTTCAACTCTCGAAAAAAAATCTTGATAGTAGTTTTCCAAAAATTGTAGGATGTATTAAAGAGATATTACAAGAGCACAAAACTGATAAAGGTCTTATACATACTCAATCTAACAGAATAACGAGTACACTTAAAGACAATCTTAAAAACAAACGAGTACTATATCGTATACGAGGGGATAAAGATAATATAGATATACTTAATGAACATTTAAATACAGATAAACCTACAGTGTTAGCGAGCCCGTCGATGAGCTTTGGTGTAGACTTAAAAGGAGATGCAGCTCGTTTTTGTATTATTGTTAAATGTCCATGGCCTGATTTAGGAGATGTACGCATTAAAGAAATGTCAAAGAATAATTATAAGTGGTACTCTAATAAAATGTTTACTACGTTTATTCAACAATGCGGTAGGTGTACAAGAGATGAGAAAGACACAAGTGTGACGTATGTTTTAGATGCAGGTGGTATTAGAAGGCTTGTACCAGAGTACCTTAATTTACTGCCGAAATATTTTATAGACCGGTTTGTTTAATAAATATTTATAATGAAAAATCAATACTATGGTTTTGAGCTAAAAGATATGATAAGGCAGTTTATAACTGCTTTTAATAGTATTGTTGTTAATAGATATAATAAAGATAAGAGTGTAGTTAATCAGCTTAAGGTTGGTTTTTATTATGGACCAAAAGAAAGAGCGATACACGATGTAATTAACAAAGCTGGATCACTTAAACTACCTGTGGTGGCAGTTCATTATACATCTATTAACAGAGACCCAGAGCGAGTCTTTAATAAAATACCAGGGTTTTACTATTCAAAAGCCCCTACAGTCAGTGGAGGTGCGCTTGATTCCGATCATTTAATGACCCCACTACCAGTTAATGTTGGTATTAAAATGTCTATAATGACAAAATTTCAAACAGACATGGATCAAATTATAAGTAATTTTGCTCCATACAATAATCCATATATTGTTATTAGTTGGAAAATACCAACTACACAAAATTTAGCTAGTGACTATGAAATAAGGTCTGAGGTAATGTGGTCTGGAGATATTAGTCTAGACTATCCTATTGAAGTTACTGGTACTCAACCAGCTCGTATTATTGCTAGTACTGATTTTACTATCAAAGGCTGGTTGTTCAAAGGTCCTCCTGATGAAGATACTAAGAACATTTTCACTATTGATCAGCAGTTTATCCCAGTTAGCGCTTTTAATTATGAGTAAGTTCATTAAATTAGATTCTACACTTACATCAGTTACTTCTTTTAGTGGTAATTTTGATGCGAGAGAGTTATCCGCAAGACCTCAATTTACTGGGGATAGGTATTTTACTCTCACTAATAATTTTTCTGCAATAAAAACCTTCGAAGGTTATGGTTTTGATTCTGTAACGTATGTAATGTTAAGTTGTACAAGTAATAGCCCGCTATTTAGTGGATTTGGATCAGTTAGTGCCTATAATTTTGATACAGTATCGACCTTATCTGCAGATTATCCTGAAGTAAGTGGGTTTCCTACTACTAACTATATACTAAATAATTATAATACAATGACTGTTACATTCCCAACTGTGACTGCAACAGGTGAAGTTGATATTATAGCTATTAATCCTGCAGGCTATGGTATTTTAGGTGCAGATGTAGGTACAACAGGTATAACGATAAATTAATATGGCAGACGACGGAAAACAAGGAACATTTGGTAGAGGTTTACAGAAGTTTATCTCTAATAACCTCCCATACAGGTCACCAGCGGCTATTATTGACGATGTAGCGCAAGATAACCCTAAATTTAAAGAATTTTATAAAGCGGGTACAGTACGAAAAGAATTACTTGCTGGTCATTCAGTTATTGCCCCTAAGACTCCTGAATCTTCTCACCCTGTCGGTTCGTTTTTAGCTGATAAAGCATATAACGAACTAATGTACGCAACGCTCGACGTCGATAAGTATCGTCGATTGAGAGATTATAGAGTAATGGCTCAATTTGCTGAAGTTGCTGATGCATTAGATGAAATATGTGATGAATTTTTAAACGATTTCACTTAAAATTCGAGATGAAAAAGAATTTGATCCATTAGTTTCAAAAAGTATCAATAAAGAATTTAATAAATTTATTAATCTATTTGACTTTAAAGAAAAGGCATGGGAGTATGTTAGGTCATTATTAGTTGATGGAGAATTATATTTTGAAAATGTAATACATGAGAAGCATGTTAAGGAAGGTATTTTAGGGGTTATTAATGTACCTACTCAAGCAATTGACCCTGTGTATGATAACTATCAAAACATGCACGTTAAAGCTTTCTTATTACGTAAAGCTAAACATCACAAAGAAGAGGACGAACAGTTCACATCAATGAAAGATAAAGATTTTATTCCTATGGAAAAAAATCAGATTACATATATTAATTCTGGTACATGGAATGAAAATAAAAATTTTAGAATACCTTTTATCGAGAACGCAAGAAGAGCTTATAGACAGTTATCTTTAATTGAAGACTCTATTATTATATACAGGTTAGTTAGAGCACCTGAAAGGTTAATCTTTAATGTTGATGTAGGTAATATGAGCCCACCTAAAGCAGAAGCTTATTTAAAAAAGCTTATGCAAAACTATTGGAGTAAAAAAGCGTTTAGCTTAGATTCAGATAAGAGAGTTAATTCGTTTAATCCACAATCTATCCTTGATGCATATTGGTTTCCAAAAAGAGAAGGTAGTACTGGTACAGAGGTCAATACATTACCTGGTGGTCAGAATTTAGGAGAGCTGCAAGACTTAGTATATTTTGTTAAAAAATTATATAAAGCTCTCAAAGTACCTACTAACAGAGTTGATACAGAAAATTCCCAATACAGTGCTGATGCAAGTGTTTTAAGAGAAGAATTAAAATTCGCGAACTTTATTGTTCGTTTACAATCTCAATTCGCATTAGGTATTAAAGAAGCATTTGTTACTCATTTAAAATTACGCGATGTATGGAAGCAATATGACATGCGTGAAAATTCATTTGACTTACAATTTACACCACCGCGTAATTATTTCGAATTAAGGAGACAACAAATACTTGATCTTAAATTGAACAATTTTACAAATGTAGCCGCTAATGAATCTATTTCGCAAGGTTATAGTCAGAAGGAATATCTTGGTTGGACAGATGAACAGATAAAAGCTAATAGAGAGTGGTTACGTAAAGACGCTG